TTATGGCTATCTAATGAAATATATTTTCCGGAGCTCAATAATGAGACGGGATGATGGATAGGAAAGAATAAATTTTCTCCCATTTTAGGAACGCGCGCATTAAGCTGCTTAATTCCGTGGTTTGCCACAGGAAATGCGAAAGAAATAAGATTACCTTGTTCATAAGGAGTTATATGTTTAACTGATTTAAAATCTAACTTATATTCTTTACCATCATGAATAATATATTTAGGGATACCATTTAAAACGTCGTGATCGACGGTAACCAATTGATTGGCTATCAGGGTCCCATGGATAATTGGTACTTTATCCTCATAAATCAAGAAAACTGCTCTATGTTGAGGTATGACGGCAGGAATTTGCTTCCTACCCAAAAGAGATTCACCTTTCACTTTTGTCTTAATATCACCACTCTTACAAGCATCAGAATAAGAACGTTTTAATTGCTCCTTTTCTTCCTTGACTTTTTGCTTAGAAATATGTGATTCCGCCTTAGCTTTAGATAGTCGCTTTTGAGCTAACTTCTTTTTACTAATAGGCTTAGAACCTTCATTTTCATTATCAGAATTGTACTTCTGCTCCATTTCATCTTCAGAAACAGATAATTTATTTTGATTTTCCTCATCCTCTTCATCGGGATTACAAACGGCATAATCAAAAGCAGAAACCAAATTACACTTATCATCTTCATCAAGAACTTTATAAGTATTGGCACCTAGGCATTGAGCCCAGTGAGTACAATGGTGTCCACCACATTGAATCCCACAGCATTTACTAGCTGTAATTTTGGGAATCCCATTCTTAGTAAGCCTTAACGGGCAAGAAATAGGATTGTGGCAACAACCTTCCTTTGAATCATAAGTAACAGAGTGTGGATTAAAACCCACAACTTTATGGATATTCGTCCAAAATCCTTCTGTCTTCTTTGGCAGTTCGGATTGTCCTATCGATTTAAGGAATTCCTCAGATTGGTAATCATACACAGATTCACCTTTGGTTCCTTCAGCGAATTTAACACGCTTACTAGGCTTAGAGTTAGA